ACTGTATACGGCAAGGCATGCCACCTACGATGTGGGTGGTAGGGAGTGGGTAGGGTCAAAACTAACTGAATTTTCGTAGATAGCGACTACTCTTTTAAAAGTTTAGATAGTTTTTCCCTGAGTTGCTGTTCAACTTCCACAGAACTCTTATCACTTTCTTTTATTTCAGTAACATTAGTAAACATACTTAAACTTTTGCCTATTAATTCTGCCGATCTTACCCTTGCAGTATCTGAAAAGTCTTCATTATTCATAAACTCCTCTAGCTTTCTAATTATTACTTCCTCTTTTTTTATCGCTGACACTTTATTAATCTGCTTTAGTTCATCATACATTCTAGAAATTGTATGGGTAATCAATGGGTTTGCTTTTAGCTTACTTGCCATATCTCTTATAGTGTTGTTCTTGGTTTTAGGACTAACATTATAATTTGCTACATATGCATCAACTAAGCTCATTGGTTTTTTAGGATTGCCATCTTTATCTTTTCCCATTCCAACTATGTCTTTACAAAAACCCAACTGCTTTGCCGTCAGCTCAGGCTTGGAACTTTTCTTGACTTTATTACTGCTGACTAATTTTAATTTTGGTTTATCTTTTTTATCTGACATTTTTTATCTCACAAAAGTTAATAGTAACTTTTACAAAGTAGCACACGAATTAATAAAAGTGTAGCTTTGCAACCATCTATTTATATTCTCATTTCGTGAAATATCCATTAACGGCGATTTAAGCTCCATACAGAAACGAAAGCACTTACAAGCTATGATACTCCAAAAAAAGTTGTTTCGTCATTTTTGTTGTCCACCTTGGGTTTGAGTACATTTATGTATATTTCTGTAAAATAAAGTATAAAATAGTACATTATAAGTTTGACTTATTAATCCAAAAAGATTATAAAATTATTTCAGGCTCAGTTTGCCAACCGAAGATGGGAAGACCCCTCTAGAGATAGAACCTTATTAAATACTCTTTAATTTGGAACTAGACTAACTCTCTAGGAAACTGCCTCGAAGTATCTAACTAGTCCAACACCTTAGATACTTTCAATGAGAGGTGGCATTTAAGTAAAGGTTTCTATTGGCACGAAAGGTTATTAAATGTGGGCAGTTACTGTAGTGCAATGTGTGTTGTGCCTGATGATTACAAAAGTATGAAACAGTTAATTTTTTTATGGAGTTACTATTATGAAGACATTAGTTGATTTAAAATTTTTCAAAATTGCTGAAAAGAAAATTGGAGATACAACTTGGTATGCTCACATCAAGCAGAAAGATTTAAAAGTTTCCACACTTCATTATGAGAAAGATGGCATTGTAGGATTAAGTTTACTTACTACTAACGATTATGATGGTCATAAGAAATTTAAAGAAATAGCCAAGCATTTTGAAATCAATAGAGAGTTAAAATTAAAGCTAAGATCATTACATGATGTAGCCTAGCTGACGAGACCTAGAGAGGTCGAAACATTGAGCAGTTATTACTGCTCTTTGTCCTAGGATAATTTAACCAATAGGAGTTGCTATTATGGACTATAAAAAACCAACTATAAAACAAAGTGTTTATTATGCTGAACATGACTTAACAGTAGAGTATGAAACTGTTTTAGTTGATGATTTAGATGATATAGAGCTTGATGATATTCAAGTTGAAGATGACGGCAGAACGATAATTGCATAAGGAGTTATAAGCATGGATTATAAAAATATTCAAAATCATTTAGTAGCAATGAGTAATAGAATACATCACGAGTTATGCCAAGCTGATGAATACAGAGACAGTTGGTCTACTCAAGAGGCTCTTTACTTACTAAAGCAAGAAAGAAAAGAAGAAAAAATCAATAATCTAATTAACAAAATCATAGAAAAAAAAGGAGTAAGCTATGACTAAATTAAAATCTAAGAACGTATTTTTCTCTGAAGAAAATATTAAAAGATTGGTAGCTAGTGAAAGCGAGTTTCAATCTTTGAAAACTAATAGAGCTGATGATTATACCTCAATGCAAGAAAAAAAGTTAGATCAATTTGCTACAACTATTAGCCATGCCAAGCCTATTTATGATGCTGACAAAACTGATAGCGACAACTTACCTAGACAAGTTGGAATTGATATCAGAACAGATCTTCAAAATAACGTAGGAATGTCTATCGCAAATAGTAAGGTTCTTTATGAAAAATCTGTGCAGTTTATCGCAAAGTTTAATGACGATATACCAACTCAGGCAACACCTGAGGCAGTACTTGAGGTCTTTGCTAGTATGAATATCAAAAGCCAAAACGATATCAAAAAGGCAGTATCTAAAGAGAAAGATGTAGATCTAGCTGAAAAGATTGCGAGGCAGTTATTCGGCAAAGTCAAGAACCAAAAGACCAAGCTAGAAGATGGTACAGTTAAAGAGGAAGAGGTTTATATTCCAACTGACCTAGATGCAGATCAGGTTCAAAAAGTTTGGGAAGTACTGCAAGATAAGAAAAGAGAAAGAGAGGCTCATGACAAAGCCTCAGCAGATGCCCAAAAGAAAACCTCTGACGATAATGATGTTATCTCTCGTATGGAGAGTGCCTTAGCATCTTGATTGCACAAATTGAGGCACGATTAATTTCGTGTCTCTGCTTGTTCAATCGAGCAATAACAATAACAACTATAGGAGTTACTATGGAAAATTTTATTAAACTGCATAATAAAATGCATACGTTTCATAAACGTAAAAATTCATTAGATGAATTGGCAATCATTCAAAAGCTAGACGGCATCATTGCTGATCTTGTAGCTGATGGATTGCATGACATAGCTGATCTTATTGAAATAGAAAAACAAAAGATCGGCAACAAATTTAATCAGGCTGAGTTGCAATCTCAGATTGAATTAGAAGATTTAATTAAAACTAATAAGGAATTACTAGATGAATAAAAATTTAGAAATTACAAAACACTTTAAAGGCAAGATCTGCAAAGGTGTTTTTAAAAAATTAGACGGCTCAGAACGTCAGTTTTGGGGTGTTCTAAAGTATGAGGATAGAGACGTTCCTAACCTCGTAACTGTCTACGATTTTCGTAAGAATGAGTATCGTAGATTTAGACTAGATCAGGGAGCTATCACTTTAACAAGTGGCAAGACTTTCTACAAAACAAACCAAATTAATGGTGTAACTTTAAAAAATAGGAGTGCTTAATATGAGAATTAAACAAGCTGAAAGAATAATAATCGAGGCTATTAGAAAAACAATCAATAGACCTGAGGGTAAATTACCTATCTGTCCTTACGGCATAGGAACAATGGGGATAGGCAAAACCTACACATTTAAAAAGATAGCTAATATATGTAAGCTATGGCTTGTAACTACTAATCTAGCATCTTACGAGCCGTCAGACGTTGGTGGTTTGCAGATGCCTGATGGGGATAAGATGAAGACACTTAGACCTAAATGGTTGCTTAGTGATGCTGAAAGACAAGCTAAGATAGACGAGGGTTATAGTGGTATTATGTATTTCTTTGACGAGCTACCCCAAGCACCTATTCTAAACATGAATATTTTCGCAACCATAGCTGATGAATATCGTATTGGCGATTATCATATTCCGATAGGGGATATCGTTGTATGTGCTGGAAATAGAATGTCGGATAGATCAGGGGTTAATCAAATGCCTATGCATCTTAAAGATAGAATAACTTCTTTTGCTATAGAGCCTAACCTAGATGATTGGACAAACTATATGTCAGCTAACAAGAAAGATCATAGGGTTGTATCATGGGTCAGGTTTCAGCCTGAGTTCCTACATAAGTTTGATCGTGATGCTGATGCATTTCCTACACCTAGATCACTTGAGAGAACTAGCGACATTCTCCAATGGGATTTAGATGAAGATGATCTTTATACTGCCGTATGTTGTCAGATTGGCGAAACTGCATCTGCATCTTTATTTACTCATATCAGGTTGCATGACAAATGCCCTGACATTGACGAGCTTATAAAGAACCCTGAGGGTATACAATTACCTACAGAGGTAGCAATTCAGTTTGCAACTGTTTCATCTTTGGTCAGCAAGGTTACAGACAAAAACATTGGTGCAATGCTAAAGTTTTTAAATAGACTTGATGGAGAGTTTTTAGCTTATTTCATTAAGGATAGTGTAGCCAAGGATAGGGAATTGTTGCAGAACAAGGAACTAAGACTAGAGATGTCTACTAATCAGAAACTAAGAGAACTTGTATTATAGGAGATAAAATGGTTAAGGATTTAAAAACCAAAATATCTAGATCTAATATCAAGTTAATGGTCGACAAAGAGAAAAAGGGTTGGGGATTTTATTTCTCAATCCTTACTCAAATGGAGATGATAGAAAAGATAGATATTCCAACTATGGCAACTGATGGAAAAGATATCTTCTACAATCCTGAGTGGTCTGACAAATTAACTGAGGCAGAGCTAGACTTTGTAAGATGCCATGAGGCTATGCATAGAGTTTTGAGGCATCATCTTAGAATGAGTTCTAGAGACAAGGAGCTATGGAATATAGCTACTGATTATGCCATTAACTCAATCTTGATTAAGTCAGGTATGACCATGCCGAAAGATGGCTTATATGACCCCAAGTATAATGATATGGGTGCTGAGAAAATATATAAGCTATTGGAAAGCGAGGCTGAGAAAAAACCTAACCAATGTAATTGGGGTATGGTTATGCCTAATGATATGTCCGAAGAACAAATTAAAAAAGAAGAGGCTATCATTAAGCAACAAGTAACCATGGCAGTACAGAATACTAAATCAATTGGTAATCTTCCAAGTGATATTAAAGATATCATAAAAGAAATGGAAAGGTCGCAAGTCGATTGGTCTTCTGTAATTAGAAGAGTTGTTGGGGGAGATCAACCTGAGAATTACACATATGCGAAACCGAATAGAAGAGCTTATCATTGTTTCAATATTTACAATCCAAGCACTTTGAAGATGTCTTGTGGAGATGTGATTATTTGGGTAGATACCTCAGCATCTGTTTCTAGAAAAGAACTATCCCATGCCCTCGGAGAAATCAATGCTATCTCTGAGGATATGCAACCTAACTCGATAACTGTTTACTATGCTGATACCTCTATACAAAAACAAGAGAGGTATGAGAGAGGAGATATTATTGAGAACCTAAACGTAAAAGGTCGTGGGGGTACTGACCCAATGTGTGTGTTCAAATATATTGAAGACAATAATGTAAATGTCGACAGTATGGTTTGTATTACAGACATGGGGTTTTATGAGTTCCCTGAGTATGTCGACTACCCATTACTTTGGGTATCAACTGACCTCAGGGCAAAGACACCACCGATAGGGGAAATAACTTTCCTCAATATCTAAACTATGCCCATGGAAGTTACTGTTAACTTCTGTGGGTTTAATCTTAACTTTAAGGAGCTTTTAATGAATAAGTTTAAAAAGAATATGTCCATGAGATCTGTATCAGACTACATGGCTAGTAAAGAATATCCTACCAAGGGAGAAACAAAAGCCAAGCATATGGAGTGCTACGATTATTTTATGAGTTGTAAAAACTCCGAGATGCTAAAAGCATATAAAGAGATACATGGTCTCTCAGGATTAGAGATGCGAGATATGCATCATTATTACAAGCATGGCAGACATGATTACGATTATGACGGAGATGCTAAAGATAACGGCTTTAGAAAAATGGTTCAGAAGATGAATAAGTTTACTGACTACGATAGAAGAAGATCGTTACAGTATGTCGCTGATCTATTAGGTCAGATCAGGAAGTACAGAAGTCAGGCTAAGAAAAGATCTAGATTAGATCAGGATTTTATAGACAAGCCTGATGTAATTAAGAAATGGGCAACTGTATCATTAAAGACTTGTCAGGAGTGGTGGAGAGAAAACCACGACAGAACAAGTGTTAGCTTAGGTATTCAAGGTATGTCCGACTTATCTATTGATAGATATGGTTCTTACAATGAAAAGAAATCTGTAATAAATGATAAGAAAGATTTCACTTGTGTGGACAATGTATACACAGTTCAAAGTAGTGGAGACAAGGATAGTTGGAATAAAAGAAATGGATTGTTGATACCACCTCTATGGTATTTGCAAGTATACCGACATGGCTTGTCCTCTGTTGTTTATAAGTCTAGACCTTGTATGGTTATCAGGGCAAAGCCTATGCCTATACAAAGGTTAAAATCTCAGGGCATAAATGTTTATAAGGCTGATATAATCAAGGCACATCATGGCTTAATTGATGTGATAAAAGATTTGTATCTTGTATCGTATCAGAACAAGGCATACGAAAAACACCCTGAGGGCAAACAACACATTGAAGATAGCGACAGAACATTTGCACCTCAGCAGTTCGATACTATGGGCGAATGTTTTACTGCTTGTAATGAGAACCTCAGGATAGCTGAGAATACTATATCAGGGCGATTAGTCTCAGGTATAACAAACTCACTAGCCATTTAAACTCAGGGGGGTCTAGCATGAGCAGTAAAAAGCTGAACTACTATCATAGGGGTTATGTCTACAAAAGTAAGATTAAGATTACTGACAATGGGGATATCGAGTTTATTCACGATATCTCCAAAAGAGATAATCCTGACAATGTTGTTTTCTTTTATTATGGAATTAATAGTAGACCATTAAAAGAAATAGAATTTAAAACCCATGTTGATAACATGATTAAAATAACTGAAAGGAGTTATTAATGTCTAAAATTAAATGGAAAGACTTGCCAACTGATTTCGATTACGAGATCACTTGGCATGATGCCATAAAAAATATTGAGAAGTTAGTAGATGAAAAAAGACTTGAGCTAATGAAAGATCAGGATTTTCATAATGCCCATCTATTAGATAAATATTTAAATGTAATTAAGAGGGGGTACTAATGTTAGAGGTTTCATCAACGGATAATAAAGCCGAGTATAATAATCCTTGGATTTGTTTTTCAGATAAAATGCCAAAAGAGGGTCAGGTATGTTGGGTTTGGATATTAGAAACTCATGGGGGCAGTATTCTCATGGAAGAGTACCACGAGGGTATGCTTGTTAATATCAAAGATACTGACAATTTTTATGGTATGCAAAAAGATGGCTCTATAGACAAAGATATTGTTGAGAAATATGCTGATAATAGACTTTTGTTTATAGATGAAAATGGTTATTTAATCGGAGATGGTAGTGGTACGGATTATTATAAATGGAAACCTACCATAGCTGAGTTTCATTTAAATACTTGGGAACGAGATAGATTTAAGCAAAATGCTATAGATCTATACCATAAGCATCATAAAGATTTCAATGAGGAGCATAAAAACTCAACTGAAGATGACCCTTATTGGTATAATGTTAAATTTATGAATACTGAAATTACAACTAAAGTAAAGAGAGGTTGGAAATGAGAAATAATCCTGACGATTTGTCTAATCAACTTGTAGCTAAAATTAAAAAAGAAATATCTTCAGAGATAAATACTTATAAAACTCACAATCACGAAGATGATGTTGATAGT